CGAAAAAGAAATCGTTGCTTCGGTAATCACCAAGCACTTCCCAGACAATCGCCGTATTCTGAATGAACTGCAACGCTATTCATCCAACTCAAATAAGGCCATTGACAAAGGTATTCTTGCTTCCATCACTGATGCCAATATGGCAACTTTGGTCAAGACTATCAAAGAACGTGATTTCGGTGGTGCTCGTAAGTGGGTGACCAACAATCTTGACAACGATCCAAATACCATTCTCCGTACAATCTATGATGGTTTGTATGAACATGTGAAAGCAGATAGCATTCCACAAGCTGTATTGATTCTGTCAAAGTATCAATACCAATCTGCGTTTGTGGCTGACCAAGAAATCAATATGATGGCCTGTCTCACAGAATTCATGGTGGAATGTGAGTTCAAATAATGGCAGACCTATTCAAAGAGGTCGTTCCAAGCATACTTCAGACCAAGAAGTATGTTCTGGATGATCCAAAAGACTACAATGCATACATCGTAAACCGTTCACTCTCCTATCATATGGACTGCATCATGTATGCAAACCAGATGAACCAGTGTTCAAACCTTGATCCGGAACTGCAATACCAGTATCTTCTAAATACCGTTAGGCCGATGAAACGGAAGTTTCAACCGTGGCAGAAAACATCGGCCATAAAAGACATAGATTGCGTAAAACAGTATTTTGGCTATTCTAATGAAAAGGCAAAAGAAGCCTTGCGTATTCTAACCGATGAACAGATCACTTTAATAAAAACAAAAACAGATAAAGGTGGAGTGAAAAAATAATGGTTAAAATAGAAGATATGGTAGAGGTGACACTAGGTGAAAAGGATGATTTTCTTAAAGTAAGAGAAACCTTGACACGTATTGGTGTTGCATCTAAGAAAGAAAAAATACTTTACCAATCTTGCCACATACTACACAAGCAAGGTAAATATTACATCGTACATTTCAAAGAATTGTTTTCTTTGGATGGTAAACCTACAGATATCACAGAAAATGATATTGCTCGAAGAAACACTGTCACAAACTTGTTAGCCGATTGGGAACTTGTTAAGATAGTGGATGACGAAAAGACAAAAGAACCTACAGTATCCTTATCACAGGTAAAGATTATTTCTCATAAAGAGAAGAACGATTGGCAATTAATTCCGAAATACAATATCGGAAAAAAGCCTCCTGTGACTAAATAAGGTTATCCCATCGGGATGGGAACTACCATACCGCTGAAGGGTAGTAAAATATCCAGCGGTACCAATTTAAGTCTACTGCAATTGCGCTCCCTACTTGCTAGGTGCATCAAGCAGTTTGCGAAGGGTTTGCCCACCTTAGGGCCTGTTTGATGCTACGGCAAAAGGCGTCCGTGTAATTACACCTCCGACACGACAGTTCGGACCAGTATAAGGTAAGCTGGAAATGCTATGCCATTTGGATAGCACAATCATTAACTCGCTTTTTAAGGAGATAACTATGAACTATGGTAAATCACTACTTCCCTCAACTGTTGGTTTTGACCGCCTTCTTTCCACCATGGAAGAATTCGATAGAATGTTCGAAGGTGCAAAGGTCCCAACATATCCACCATACAACATTATCAAAGAGGATGATACCAATTACACGATTGAAATTGCCGTTTCAGGTTTCAAACGTGATGAGATTGATATTACCACCGAAGGTAACAAACTGTATGTGAATGGAGCAATTAGCACAGCCAAGTCTGAAATACAATACCTACATCGTGGTATTGGAACAAGAAACTTCTCACACAAGTATACAGTTGCGGATACTGTGGTTGTTAAGAGTGCTGATATTGTTGATGGTCTATTGGTCATCAAATTGGAGAATATGATTCCTGAGGAAAAGAAACCTAGGAAAATACATATTGGTGTTCCAATTGGCACAAAAACAACAGACCTATTGACAAACTAATTTGGTTGGTGTATACTCCGGGTGTGGTGGTATACACCTGGAGTATATAAATGAACACTAAAGTATCACATAAACCTATTAAACTGCGAAACAAGTTCTCTTTGACAGAGATATATTATACCTTTCCCCATTGGGATTCCCGTGAGATTGATGGTGTAGAGTTTATTCCTGTCAACAAATTTTATCCTTCTCCTGAATTAAAACAACAAGTGCATTACATGCGTAAAGATTCTTTGGAGAAAGTGCGTTGAAAGATATACTTGACACTATACTGGTCGTAGTGTACAATTTAGCTTTAGTTGCCGGAACTGTTTGGATGATCCAATTTTATGATTGGAGTCCTTGGTGGTTTGTATTAACTGTTGGTTTATTGGCAAGTAAAAGTTCGAAAGATATAAAATGAAAATCGCTGTTTGTTCTGACGTACATTTGGAATTTGGTACAATCTCTTTGGAAAACACCGAAGGTGCTGATGTGTTGATTTTGTCCGGTGATATTTGTGTAGCCAAAGACCTATGTGAAAAGGATATGAATGATGATAAGTCTAAGAAGTATCATACATTCTTTCAGGAATGTTGTGAACGATTTCCACATGTTATTTACATTATGGGGAACCATGAATATTATCACGGTGATTTTGCTAAGTCTCTTACAAATATCCGCACTCATCTTGGTTACCTATGGAATCTACACATTCTCGAAAATGAATTTCTTGAGTTGAAAGGTGTGATGTTCTTTGGCGCCACATTGTGGACTGATATGAACAAAGAAGATCCTGTGACCTTGCAACACATTAAAGGTTACATGAATGACTATCGTATCATTGACAACAGCAACAGAGTTTCTCATTTCAGAGACAATGACGGAAATTCACACACCCGTGTAGCCAAATTTTCACCTGAAGATACTGTCATTGAACATAAGCAAACTATGCGGATTCTTGGTGACGCAATTGCTTCACGTTCCGATATGCCATGGGTAATTGTTGGTCATCATTCGCCTAGTAAGGCGAGTGTGAAGCCTCGTTACGCCGGTGATTTTCATGTGAATGGTGCTTATAGTTCAGATTTGTCGGAGTTTATTCTTGATCGTCCACAAATTAAACTATGGACTCATGGACACACTCATGATGTATTTGACTACATGATTGGTTCAACTCGTATCGTATGCAATCCACGTGGTTACATTTACTACGAAGATCGAGCCGATGAATTTGAATTGAAATTTATTGAGGTTTGAAATGGCAATTGAACTTGCAAAACACAACCGTGAAGAATTCTTGGCGGATTGTAAAAGTAAATTCGAAGAAGATAAACTCAATTGGAAAAAGTTGTATCAAGATACAATCAGCAGGGATGATTATGAATCATTGGATGACGATGGTTATCCTACTGATGATGCACTATTTCTAATTGAGAATTGGCACTGGTCGGACCCTAAGGGTTGGTTTGAATTTATCAAATCAATCTGGTGGGCCCGTGATTGGGGTTGGACTGAAGGTGAAGAACCACATGAATGGGATAAGGATAAAAAAGTGTATAGATATGATATCTCCACCGGTGGTTGGTCAGGTAATGAAGGCATCATCCGTGCAATGGAAAAGAATGGTGGTGGCTTCTTTTGGCATATAAATTGGGTGCAGTCACGCCGTGGTGGTCATTACATTTTTGAACGAAACGATTTTGATGATGAGGATCAAACTAATTAAGTAATTTTATCTGGCGTTAGTATAATGGATAATACAAAGAGCTTCTACCTCTTGAATGTGGGTTCGATTCCTGCACGCCGGACCATTTTTTTATAAAGGAAATTTATGTCTGTTACATTAAAAAATCTTGAGAGTGCATTGGCTGGCGAATCAATGGCTCATATCAAGTATCGTTATTTTGCTAAGATTGCCCAAGAAGAAGGGTTTGAGGATATCGCCAAACATTTTTGGCATACCGCCGACCAAGAACTTCTACATGCATGGGGTCACCTTGAGTTGTTGATTGGTAAGCCTTCTACTAAAGAATGCCTGGAGAAGGCAATTGAAGGTGAAACATATGAATTCACTCAAATGTATCCAAAAATGAAAGCTGAAGCTGAACTGGAAGGCAATCAAGAAGCTATTCGTAAAGCCGTACATCAAATTGCTGAATCACAAGAACATGCCGAAGAATTCCGTGCTATATTGGCTAAAGCAGAAAAACGTTTTGCCGCACTTGCTAAAGTAGAAAAACGTCATGCGGAAGCGTATCAACAAAAACTAGGAGAACTATGATGGAAACTGAAAACCAATATGTATGTGTTGTTTGTGGTCATGTTCATCACGAACAAACTGAAGGCAGATGGGAAGATTTACCGGATGATTTTGTTTGTCCAGAATGTGGTTGCGGTAAAGAAGATTACGAAACATTATGATTGATTGCATGATTATTGGTGATTCTATTGCTGTTGGTACACATCGCCAACGACCTGAATGTGTGTCGTATTCAAAGGGTGGTATCAACAGTTCGCAATGGAATCATGATTATTTAAAAAATGATTTGAACGCAAAAACAGTTATCATCAGTTTGGGCAGTAATGATTATAAAGGTATTAGGACCAAAGCTGAATTGCAACGTGTTCGTGAAAAGGTAGGAACAAATGCAAGAGTTTTTTGGATTCTTCCTGCTATTAAACCTCATGTACAAGAATTTGTAAAACAGATGGCGCTAGAATATGGTGATGTTGTTTTACCTATTCGGCACCTAGAAAGTGATGGTGTACATCCTACTCATGCTGGTTATAAAGACCTTGCAAACAAAACAAGATGAAACAAAAATTTATTGATGCGTACATGAAAACGGCCGAGACCTTTGCAGAATTATCTTCCGCAAGGCGTCTACATGTTGGTGCTATTGTTGTAAAGGATGATCGCATTATATCAATCGGATACAATGGCATGCCTTCTGGTTGGGATAACAATTGTGAAGATAAAATTTATTGTGATGACGGAGATTGGTCTGAACAACAATATCCAAAAGATTCAAATTTGCCATGGAAGAAGTATAA